ATCGCTCCTGCTGGTGTAACGGTGGTAGTGGAGAAAGGAGAAGTCTGACAAAACAAATCTGTAAGTCGTATCAACCAAAGGAGCATGAAATGAGTTGGTTCTCGGGAACCGGATTTGCTAAGCTGTTGCAGGGTATCCTCGGTAACAGTGACTTCCAGCGTTCGGCCTTCGATGCTGTGGTGGATATTGGCAAGAAAGTGCTTCAGTACGCATCACATCCTGAGAAGGTTCAGCTTATCGCTAACAATCTCATTCAGAACCCTGATGTAGTCGTTGGGGCTATGGTTGCAGGTACGGAGGCGGAAAAGCTCGTCGATCCCAAAGTGGTCAGTGACGCGAAAGAAGAACTCGCGAAACCCGGACACTGATCAGCGTTGGAGGACGAGAGATGAAGAGTTGGCTCATCAACTTACTGCTGCCTGCATTAATCAGACATACTGCTCAGTGGTTAGGTGGTGTGCTGCTCGCTACCGGATTCTTCGTGGGGCAGGAGAATCAGGTTCGCTCTGTCGTCCTCCAACTTGTTGGGATAGTGTTAAGTGCATTCGCTGCGTCGTGGGCAGGAAGGGAGTCAACTCCTTCTGCAGTGTTAAGAACTGCGACGCAGCTACCGGAGGTCGTGAGGGATAAAACTAGGATAGTCGTAAATGACCGGAACCTAGCTATGAGAACACCATCTGAAGTGGTTTATGGTCAAGATATGTCTATCCAATAGAGGAACGGGGCTATGGTGCTCTACACCTTCAATGGGGTCTATAAATGCCTGCCAGGCTGGTTAGAGACGCTAGCGGTGGAGACAATCAGGGGTTAGGGCGGATTGAGTTCACTGACGACGAATTCAGGCCCGAAGAGAGAGGCGAGATTCGGGCACTTCTGGCGCTACACAGATACGAAGCGGAAAAGAGACGCAGGCGGAAGGAGAAATGGCAAAGCCTGTCATTGATGCTAGCTGTGCCAGCGGCTCTGGCCGCTATGCTAGTTATAATAGAAAGGTTATGGGCGCTTTTCCAGCTGAAAGGACGCTAGGAATGAAAACGCCTTTAAAGTTCGGGCCTAGTTCACTGGTCGCTGTAGTTGCACTTTGGTCTGCCATAGTTATAATTGAACACTATGTTCTACCTGTTCCTTGGACTTGGCAGAAAGTGTGGTTGCAGCCAGTTGGAAAGGGGACAGTAGAAGATGAAGTTCTAGTGCTTACTCGAGCCGATATCCTTAGCGGATCGGATGTTTTGGTCTGTAAAACCGGGGCTTGGCTTAGAGAGGTGTGGTGGGCCGAGGCGATTCAGAACTTCATTCCGCTGGACGATAAGTGGCAAGAAATGAATAGTGCTTGGAAAGCGGGAGGGGTTCACAGAGTAAGGGTTCCGGCTAAGGCGGTCTCTATGAACGACTGTCGCCCTTCACCGATCAGGCTCGATACCTCATTAGGGGTTGGTCGTTGGGGGCTCAGGATCGAGACTAGGATATACAGTAGAGCGAGTCCGATCTGGCCAACAACCGCTGTAGCGGTTGCGCGGTTCGAGGTTAGGGAATAGCCTGGCCTTCCATTCTTTTGGTTTTGGAGGCGGGCTGGTAGCCCGCTATTCCGCTTTTATCGGTAGTGATCTCGAACATTCGTGACTTGACCATGATATCGAGGACTCTCATTACAGAGTGGGCTGGGACACGTTCCTTCAGAAATGCCACAATTCGATGCTCTGCGATGGGGCGATTCTCTTTAGAGAAAAGGGTCCAAACGAATTGCCAGGTATCTTCCATCGCAGTGTTGTCTCCGCCCTGAACCATCGACTTGAAGATGTCAGGCATGTAAGTCTCGACTTCGACCATCCAGTTGAGAGCCTCGGCGTAGTGCTCAACTCCTATGATCTTATTGTTGGATCGAGAGATACTTGACACCATACAGAGCTTCAATAGGTGGCTTATTCTTCTGGAATTATAATGGATAAGACGACTGCTTGATGGCTCAGGTTTACATCCACTTTTGATCCACGTCTTAATGGCTTCTGCCGCTTCTTCAGTAAATGACATCTTTCCGAACTGGGTAGCAATGCATTTGAGATCGCTACTAAGTCCGTTGTGAAGGACTCCAATACCAGCCCGGACAGCTTCCTCGAAAGGATCGCGGTACGTCCGATCACCTGAATAGACAAGTATTGTTCTTGAGATAAATCCTTGATCCCAGGCGCCTGGAGGCATAACTTGATTGAGATAGGAGGGTGTTGTGGCTCCAAGTAGATTAATCTGGGGGCACAGTATTTTGACGCGAAGGTCTCGTCCCCTTCTTTTCTGATCCACCATCTGCCCGTCGTAGATATCAGTAAGGTTGTTGAGAAGGGTTGGTTCCCAAGAGGGAATAAGCACTCCGAGTTCTCGACTGATGATTGTGAGGGAGTTGAACTCGACATAGGGTGGGTCTCCAATCAGGACTAATCTTCTTACGGACTCGTTGAGGGCATCGATCAGCGAGGCCCCTGTCATGTCGGAGGGGCCTATGTGAAGGTCGTTGATCGAGCGGATCATCGCAGCGCCGGGACGGACGGCCTCTCCCTTACCGATACCGGGAGGCCCAACCAGGATTACATAGAGTCCTGGGTATAGATCTGAGCCCATCGTTCTGACCCAGATCTTCCGTTCCATTGCCGCAGCTACATAGGATATCGCAGCCCACTTACGCATTAGGCGGGGAGAAGGAAGGATATCTGTGTACTCGATGTAGCCTTCTATCCAACTCTCAAGATTTCTTCCTGTCATCGGGCCACTTGGATAGACCTAGAGGGTTTCCGTCTTCAAAGGTTTCTTTTCTTGGGTCTCTGTTGGCCCAGTTCCACCCGACTTTTACGTCCACAGGAACGACGAACTGCCTTCCGCCTCTGAGTTCGATTGGCACGAGCATAGCCTTTTTGACCGCGAGTATAACTTCATTTTCTTTCTCCTCAGGATACTGTATCAGAATTGAGTCGTGCACTTGCAGGAGTAGTTGGAAGTTGTTTAGTCTCCATGCTTGGAGCATTCCGTAGTTCATTTCGTCGGCAGTCATGGACTGGCCCATATGGGCTACAGCTTGTTTTAGGGTGTCTCGGAAGCGAGGATCGTCCTTATTTGCTCGATAACCGAAGAACCAACGCTTGCGGCCAAAATGCGGAGTTATGAGATGGCCGCGCTCGTAGAGTTCATTGGCTATGTATTCGTGGAGCTTGGGAATAGAGGGGAAGGCGGCCTTTGGGCCGTAGCAGTAGATTTGTTGGAACTCTTTTATTGCTGCTTGGTCGATTTTGGTGTGCTTGGACATTTCGAAGGGTGATCCGAGATAGTTAGTACCGTGTCCGAGAACTTTACACATATGTCGGAGGCTGTGATGACGATAGTATTTACGTTCCGCAACCTGACGATCATCTCGGAGGTTTCCGGTCCAACCATAAGAGGGTACAGCAAATCGTGAGACAGTTGTATGGAGGTCTCCACTTTCACAAGCATCCAGATATTTGGCATCTCCAAGATACTCCCAGCAAAGCGCTCCTACGTTCCGCGAGTCGGCTTGTTCGAGGTCGATGTTAGCGAACTTCATCCCTGGGTCGGGGATGAAAACCCTTCTAAGGCGCTCTTCAATGTTCTGTGCATTTCCTCCAGTTCCAAAATCATTAAGAGAAGATGAAAATCGACCTGTCGTAGTGCCTGCAATGTTAAATGAAGTTCTGAACCTCCCGTCTGAGTCAATCTCTGTTTCAAGAACTCCAATTTTCTTTCCGATGTCTCTAAGAGTGAGAATATGAGATATGACTGGCTGGGCGAGAAAGTGCACTGAGAGTTTTTCGAGGGCCTCTCTATCGACTGTTCGGACCAACTCTCCTTTCGCATTTCTTTTACGGATTTCAGGAAGGCACATAATATCGTGTAGAAGAATGCCCACTTGTTGTGTGGATCGCCAGGCTCGGGTCTTTCCAGAGTTAACAAATCCGTTGTATCCAACTCCATCTCTAACGATTTCGTAAAGGTGTTGTTCGAGATTGTCAACTTCGCCTCTATACGCTGTGATAGCTCTTTGGCGCTCAAGCTCATTGACGAGGACTCCTCTCATAGACATGTCGAGGACTGGAGCCTGAAGGGCGCGTGAGAGGGCGTAGGTTCCAGCTGTGCTGTTATCGAGTTGTGGAAGGCACTGCTCGAGTACCTCCATAGTCACCATACAATCCAAGCCGTTGTAAATCCAGAGCTCTTCGTCGGAGGAGTACTTGGTCGAGGGTTTGATGAGGTCGGTGCGAATGGACTTCATCGCTTCGCACAATCTAGGACTTGTTCGGTTAACTTTAGAATGAGGGCGTCTTGACGAATTCTGGTTGCAGATGAGAGGGCCGAGAGTTCGTGGAGAAACCATATGCCTCCGCCGAGAAACAACACATTCACTACGACAAGCGCCAGTGCCAGTGGCTGCGATTTTAGGCTTTCGGTAACTGTGCCTATGACCTTGGCGGCTTCCTCTCCGGTCATCTATTCGTCCCTCTTCATAGGATTAGAATAATCACTACCAAAAAAGCTCCATTGACCACCCCTCGCTGGTTTTCTGTAGTCAACAGTTCGGAGCCAAGCCCACTCCATAGTTAACAATCGTACAGGAAACCACGCGAACCAAGGCTTCCAGTTTCTAGTAGCTTTCCAGTCAAGATCATCCATTTTATTCGTCCCTCTTGATTGTCTGTTTGAGTTTGTTCCGCATTGTGAGTTTCCACGCGGCCTCGTCAGTGTAGATTGAACCAAGATAATCCAGACCCTTGTTGGCCTCAGGCTGGAGTGCGTGATGTAGAAGCATAGTGTCGTGTTCAGCGTTGACTACTATCATTCGGTACTCTTCCCAAAGAAACCGAATATCGTAGATACCGTTCTGGAAAACCTTTGGAATCGGAAGCTTGAGGACTTTTCTGACCCATTTCCAAGCCAGTACTTCAGCGTCCAGTGATCCCCAGTAGAGTTTACGTTCTTTGCGGAAGTCGTGAAAGGGGACTACCATACAGAGATCTTTGTATGGCGCAAAGCCAATGCAGGAGATCAGTCTTCCGCGGGTCTCGATATCGATTGAGAGGAGCTTCGAGGGGAGGATGAACTTCTCCAGGAACCAATCGAGTTCTGAGAGAAGCGGCTCGATGTAGACTGTTCGGGTAGGACGGCGGATCTCTGGGAATTCGGCCTCCCGTTTGGCCTTCATCAGATCGAGAATGACCACGTGTCGCTGGTCGAACCCTCCTTGGAGGATGTATGATGGATGGAAAGTAGGGAGGACCTTTTGACCAGGGAGGACAATAGAGGAAGTGACTGCTCCACGAAGTTTAGTAATTCTGGAATCGTGGAGAAGTGCCCAGGACGCTGTACCTCCAAGAGCCACGACGAGATTTGGTCTAAGGCCCCCAAGCTCCCTATATAGACGGTCAAGTTCAGGGAGATACTCGTCTTTGATATAATGACCCTGCTTGAGTGGCGGAAGGTTATGTCTAACTTCGGCCTTCTTCCCACAAAGGTTTTCGATCTTGTTTGTTGGTCTTGGTCTAAGGTTGAAGCAGTTTGTAATGAAGCACTCATTTCGAAGTATTCCCGCGTCTTTGAGTTGAGAGTTGAATTGCCATCCAGCGGGGCCTACGAAAGGCATCCGCTCGCGTTCCTCCGCTTCTCCCCAGGACTCCCCGACAAAAGCTATTTTAGTGGTCATCTGACACTTGTCTCTGAGGCTTTCCTCAGATTTCGGGCTCGTTTAAGAGCTTCTCGAGCGATCTCAGCGAACTCCGAGTTGATCTCCACTCCGAGACAAAACTTTGCACCAGCTGCCTCTGCCGCTCGCACCGCAGAACCACTTCCACAGGTGGGGTCGAGCATGACAGTATTTTCGTCAACGAGCATTCCGAAGAAGTGTCGCAGGACTGGTTCGGGTTTTTCAGACATATGCTTGTCTCGAACTGTCGGGGCGCTATAAGCATTTGCAACAGCGCGAACAATCTTACGGTCTCCTCTTGACCCAAATAGACATGTCTCGTAGATCTGTCGTGGGCCCCGCTCGGGGTCTGGGATGATTCCTGCTCCATCTGACTTCATCCATATTAGTGGTAAGGGGTTGATATCCCAGCCCATACGCTCCAGGCGCGTACAGGTCATTTCGTAAAGTCTCTTGGACCCTTTACGCATAGCGAACCAAAACATCAGGTGGCATTGAGAAGTGGTGAGGTTCTGTGTGGTAAAGGCGAGGCCCTCCATTAGTCGTTCCCATGTCTCAGGAGTGTCAGCATACCCTCCATGTGACGGAGCACTTCCTTGGTTGAAGGTGTCAGCGTCGATGCCATAAGGAAAATCACAATGGATAAGATTAAATCGGGGAGCAGTATGAGTCTGACACCACTCAGTAAAATCTGCAGTGATAATAGTTTCAGGTATCTCCTCCTTCTTCGGTTGGGGGCCAAGTACTGTCTCCTTCACCTTCTCCAGGACTTGATTGTCCTCGCGCTCGCGCGCCCTGCGAACTATCCCTATCGCCGTCGATAGCATCGGAGCCTCTACGACTCTTTCGTTCCCTTTTGCGAGTTCGTTGCCAACGTAGAGTACTTCGGAGATGAAGTTGTGGCTCAGTCCGAGAGCCACCGCCGTGTTTTCTTGATACCATGAAGGGTCCTCGGACTTTTGTAGATTATGATATTCGTGAATGGCGCTGACCTGATCGCGCCAGGAAATATCTTTACGCTTTATGTTCTCCTCGAGTTCAATTGCTTTAAGAGTTTTCTGATCAAGTTCGTCAACGTATTGAATGCTGACAGCAGTCCAACCCAAAGACTTAATAGCAGCCAAACGACGCTCACCAGCAACCAAGACAAAATCTCGAGTAACAACGAGAGGATGAATAAGCCCCAAGCGGCTAATAGAGTCAGCAAGAACCGGAATTTCTGTGAGTTCGGTTCTTTGACGGTCATCTCGTGTCACCAGAATTGAGTTAACGTCTATTGAGTGGAATTGGCCAGAGGTCACTGTATGGCTCCGTCGATGATCGATCCAACCATATCGAGGGTTCGTAGCGATGGATGGACAGGGGTGTACATCCACCGCTACAGGACGGGTGTCCTCGCCAGGTTTCCCGCCCTACAACCAGCGTAGAGGAGCCCCTCAGACGCTGGCTGTTGAGTCTACTCGGTGGTATATCCTTTGACCGTCCTGGGAGGGCTCGTGCCGAAGCTTGACGAGAAGCTGTCGGCCAGGGGCCTCGGCCACGAGTTCCCTAAGAGTTTTGCCCTCAGGGTCGATCTTGAGATGATCCACGAGTAGGTTCTTCAACATGAAGGCAGAGCCTTCAGTCACCCACATATCGTCAGTGATCTCTTTTCCAGAGATCTGCTGTTCTACGAAGGCGACCTGATCTACATCGTCTTTTGGGCTGAGAATACGATACTTGAAGCGGAAGCCATCGGTCCCCTTCTTGGAGGACTTGACGGTCTCCGGAGCCCCTACCACAAGACAGTGATAAGTTCCGACTGGGTAGGCCTTCGGCGGCTCGATTTCACTTGCCGGTTTGTTCAGGATTTCTTCAAAAGACGCCATATGTGATCTCCTCTGTTTGGCGCTTACTCATCGTCACTTTCGATGTCAGGAACTCCCACCGTATCGAGTACGGTGATCTTGCAATCTACGAGTTCGACACCATTATCTCCGAGAACAGAGTCCATATCGTCCTCGAACATGGACTCTAAAGCCTCCTCGCACTCTTGGAGGGTTGGACTACCCTCAACGTTGTTGTTCTTGAGGGCCTCGACCAGGAGTTCGTAATCTCCTCCCCAGTCCTTCCCGGTATCGATCTCGATAACCTTGTCGATCGTCACTTTGTAGCGCATTCAGGGCTCCTCTATGACCGGAGAGATTTGAAGAACGCTGCCATTCCGGTCTCAATCGGCAGCGAAGCGGAAAAATTAGCTGGATTAGCGAGGTCAATCATGGCCGTAGCGGCAGTCACGATCGTTCGTTTACCTCCAGCTTGTGTCTGACATAGCGCAACTGTATTGAAAAACCTGGGTATTTCTGGAGAAAGTGCACTACCAACCGCTGTTGGATACCCCTTCTTGGTTCCATCAGGATTATCAACATATCGAATATGACTGGTAACAATGACGTTAGATTGAAATGTGTCCGACGTAACTTGGTCGAGAACATCTGCAATTGCGTCTTGGGCGTCTCCATACACAGCTCGCTTGTCATATTTACCATCACGGGACTTTGGTGTAAGTGGTTCTCTAAAGCGAAACGCCGCATCGGCCATGAACGTAAGGGAGTCAATGACCAAGATACAGTCTGGCCCCCAAGTAGCAGGCTTCCCGAGGTCGGTGTCTCCATATTTCCAATTGTCGAGGAGTTTAAGACCTTCCGAGAAAGCCTTAGGAGTTCCCTCAACAATGGTTCCGACTGGAGTGGAGACGAGTTTATCTCTGAGCGTCCTGTATTCGACATTCTTGAGAGCCTCCGGCTTTTTGTCTCTCAAAGTCTTTGCCAAAATATCAAGTCCGTTGTCATAATCGAGGATACGGAGTTTGTAACCCTCGATAGCAAGACTTGCAAGTGCGCCGGTTTTGCCGGACTTAGAGTCTCCGATAAAGAGACACTTCGTGAATTTGCTGGATTGGTGTTCGGCGAGACCGGGCATAGGTTACCTTGGGATTAGAGGGTTCCAAACAGAGCGCTCGTAGTTTGACTCAAGGAAGCTTCTTCGAACAGATGGAGATTTGTTGCAGACCTTCTTGAAGGCGCAGAACATACAGGATTTGTCGTTCATGGGCCATCTTCCTCGTTCGGCGTAACCTTTGGCCCTATCGAACCAATCGAAGGTATCCCCAATCCATTCCTCGATCTGGTCGGGGCTCTTGGAGATAATTCGTCTACCAAAGCGAGAGAAGCCGACTGCCACTTGACAAGCGTCTACGATCACGCCCTTGATAGGGTTTTTGAAAATGATCTGAGCCGCAAAAGTGTAGAAAGACATCTGGTTGTCAGGATCGAAACGGCTCCAGTAATAGTCGGAGAGGGTCTGTGCGGTTGTTTTCCTGTCCATAACGAAAGGGAGTTCTTGGAAATCAACGACCCTATCGAGATAGCCACAGAGAGTGTATCCTTTACCAATATCGAGCTGAAAATGACGCTCAATCAAAGGGACACCCTCAAAAACTTGGGTCTTGGCTGTATCGTTCTTGAACTTGTCAAGATACCAGACGATGGAGCGGATCAAATTCTCTCGGCATTTAAGCGAGGCACTGTCACCGG